TATTGTACTTCGTTCACGAAATTCTCCGCAAGATTTTCATTTACAATTCCGTCTGATGCTGCAAAAAAAGCAAGAATATGCTTTATAAAATAACGTTCATCATCATTCAATTTATTTTCCCAATCATCAATATCTGAACTTAAGTCTATCTCCTCGGCCGACCAAATACTAGCTTGTTGATCTTTATACATATCCCAGATATCATCATGTTGAATAGGGAAGATTACAAATCGGTTTGGATTTTCTTCTAAAAGGGGTTCAATAAATCCGTTTAATTCTTTCATTCTTTTTTTGGTTTTTAATTTATAAATTATTTATTTAACTATCTATGTTAAAAAAAGCAGAACTATATTTTTCTGCTAATTTTTTCTTTGTTTGAAAATCTGTAGTATCCAAGCTATTAGACTTAGTACTAGGTGACCATGTCTTATCTTCGTTTTCACCTGTTGACGAATACTTTTCAGATACCTCAAAATGCCCTGTACTGGTGTCTGCATCTACCCCATAAGTTAAACCATCAGGACCATAGCGGTTTTTCATAACGTGAAACCTTCCAGTACCATTTACTTTATCTTCTTTTTTGCGAGATAAAGACATACAAAAATCAGTAATCATTAGTTTATCATAAGAACCTGCTGCCTTATCTCCTTCAATAATATCATCATTTGCACCCGCACGATTAACCTGTGATACTGACCATACTGGGATATTAAGTTGCTTAGCTAAACCCTTAGTACTAATATAAATATCATCAATTTCATCTTTACGTTCACGATTTTGTCTTTTTGATGAAAGAAGGTCAACATAGTCTATAATAATTAGATCTGCTTTTATACCCATACCCTCACATTTTTTAATGTGGGATTCAATAGTTGATACAGTTGCTCTCCCTGTAGGGTATTCTTTAATTATAAGTTGACCTGGGAGTTGTGGTATTATTTCCTGAGCTTTTGGTTTTAATCTTACGCTATCACTAACATCTATTCCCGTAAAATAAGCATCGTATCTTTTACCAACGTAATCTTCTCCAAGTTCAAGAGTATAATGTAAGACAGTATAACCACATCTTACAGCATGTCCTCCTATTGCCACCAACGACCATGATTTTCCCCCACCTGGGTTACCAAATATAAGACCAAAATCACCATTCCCTAACCCTCCTTGTAAAAGATTATTAATTAAAGGCCAAGGAGTAGCTATTACTTTTCTAGTATCTACTCTATAACGATCCTCAAGATCCTTAAGATACTCGTGCCCTAAGTTTTTATCCTGTCCAGCTTTAAGGGCATTATCTACCAACATTCTTATTGCCTCGAAGTCACCTGCCTTCAATAGGTCAACTGATGTCATTAAAGCTCTTTTTAATTGTTGATTTTTACAAAAATTAGTAAACTCTTCCTGAATATATACTAAATCATCATCAGAAGCTACATATGCTTGTTTAAGTTGTTCTTTTAAGGAAATTTGTAATACTTCGTTATCTACTTTTTTTAATTCAATCTTTAGAGTCTCAAGATTAGGTGTAGTGTGGTAACGTTCGTAATATTTTAGTATTTCTTTTATTATCCATTTGTGGGCACTATTTTCAAAGTAATCAGGACTAATTATGTCATGTATGTTGATTAAAAATTCTTTATGTGTTAAGAGTGATGAAATTGCCTTTATTTGAAAGTCAGTTCCATATTGGTTTAGCGTATGTAAAGTCAATTTAATTTCTATTTAAAAGTTTATAACCCATTTGTGTCGAATATACGACTTGCTCTTTATGACTCCAAGCCACTATTTTTTATAGATTGGAAACTTTGAAAATATATCTTTTAACCACATATCTACATTTCTAATCATTCCTCCTAATCTATCTTCATTGTATAGTGAAATAAACATTTCAGAATTTAGATCAGGCAAGTCATCATCTATTAAGTCACTAACATGTTTTTTACCTTTATCATCAATTAAAGGAATACTTAAGTCCATAACTTTATAATTAATTTCTATTCGTGATTTTTCTTGGATTATGCGCGAATATATAATATGTTCTTTAAATTTAGTAGCACATATATCAAAAATATCGTCTAGGGTTAATTTTTGAGTTATCAACTCCGGGAATTTTTTAAATATTCCTTTAGCACCCAAACCCTTAATACCTCTTACATTATCCGAACTATCTCCTAGTAAGGTTTTATATAAAATAAAATTAGAGGGTAGTAATCCAAATTTCTTTTCTACAGCTTCGGGAGTATAATATACTTTTTCTATTGGGCTGTATACAATGATTTTATTTGTTACTAGTTGTAGAAAATCTTTATCACTAGATACTATAAAGCATGTAGAATTATATTTCTCAACTAATTTTTCAGCTAACACAGCTATTACATCATCAGCTTCAACCTTATCAAGTATGGTTGTTTTTATGGGTAATAATTTTAAATACTGTATTATGCGCACAATTTGGTCTATTTTGGAATCATGCTCTTCTTCAATATTGTCAAAAATCTCCCAATTAGTAATTCTTTGTATGTTTCTTGTTCCCTTGTATTCGGAGAGTAGATTCTTTCTATTAACAGTTGAACCTACCCCATCGAATACTACATAAACAGAAGTGGGGTTTGTTTGCTTAATCATAGCCCCCAAAGAACGAAAGAAACCACCTAAACCCCCTATATGAACACCATCGGGATTTATCATATTCATCATAGCAAAATTTCGGAAGAACAGGTTTAAGCCATCCAAAATTAGTACCCTTTCATGTCTGTTAGGGGTTAGGATTTCCTGATCTTCCTGAATGTCACCCAGGAGTTTAAATATTTCTTTATTATTCATTTTGCTGTTTTTAAATGTCTTCTTGATCAAATAAGACAGGGGTTACATCATCATCATCTTCTACAATTTCAAACTTACCTCCACCTAGGATTTTAGCCCATTCTTCAGAGTGTTCTTTCTTGTATTGGTTTTTATCCTTTTCAGAATCCTCAATAAAACCGTGAGTAGTCATAACAATTTTACCTCTTGATTGTATACCATTTACGTGGTTTTTATCAATTTGTAAGTTAGTACGTTTACCCCATTCTACCTGCTTTCCACCCTTAATAGCTTTTATCTTAGATGTTCCAGAATTTGAGACATTACCAAAAGTAACTACAAATGTTGCATCGTACCACATAGCCATTCCTCCTTTGTTCATCATCTTAGGTTGTCCCATAGGTGATTCTGCCTTAGCAGTCCAAACTTTGTTAATGGCAACTAGGGTGTTAGTGTAAGGTGATGATTCTTTACGAGACATTACAATACTTTGATTAACAGTGTTACCAAATTGGGTTGACATAGCTCCAGCATTCCATTCGTTGTTGTTTTTTAGTTTCTCAACTGACATTAGGCAAGGTATTGAACCTATGGAATCCCAAAAGAAAGCTAAATCATAAGGTAAATTGCCTTTTTTCTGTTCGTTTTGAAGGTCCATAATAAAAGCAGCAACATCTTCTATGGTATGTAAGGTTTCTCTATCTACATACACAAAATCACCATCATAGTCTACAACTTCACCATCTTCATCTTTAATAAGGTTAACTTGTAACCCCATTTGAGAAGCATGCTCCCAATTCCATTTCATCTCAGTAATTATAAAAACAGGTAATATACCCATCTTCTGAGCTTCAACCGCCGCCTCTAGAAGTGCTGTTGTTTTACCAGTATCTGAATGACCTCGGAGCAAAGTAATATGCCCCATTGGGATTCCAGGTACCCCCGCTACTTCTTGAAATGCGGGTGATAGAGGAATCCATCTTTGTTCCTTAAATTTAACATTTTTATCTAAACCTTTAGAGGCTTTGAATTTATTAAGATCAAATTTACTCTTAATCTCGGCAGACACAGCTGCCGAGAGAGATTTTGGTATCCTTTTTGCCATATTTAGAAAGGAAGATCATTAACCTTAGCAGAAGGTGATGAAGTTTCAAATTCAGGGAATAAGGCATCAAATTGATCCGCTTTATTTTGTTTAACATTACTAGTATCTAAATTAAAATTACTAGCTTGCTTTTTAGGGGCAGGAGTATCTGGGAATGATTTGTCATCTTCTGGTTCTGCTTCGGGTGATAACCATTGTTCTAATGCTGCTTTCATTTCATCAAATGAATATTCTTTAAACAATCCTTCTTTAGGGTTAGGTTGTTCTGATGTCCATAGTTCAACTTTTGTAGCATCATCACTTAATGGTGAGGTTTTTAATCTAACACGAACAGACGATTTATTGTAAGGTGTTCCCGTAGCCTCTGGACCTACTGTCTCTATAGTAAGGTCTCTACCATTTACAATATCAGTGTAATCACCTATTTCATCATCCACAGCTAAAGCTAACAATTCTTCATATACTTGTTTACCAAATTGCCATAGTCTAACACCTTTATCTTCTTCACCTCTAACTACAACGGGAACAAAAATACGGTTTTTAGCATCTAATTTTTTAGCTAATAAGTAATTTTCCTTTGTGTATTCCTCCCTAAGCTTTTCCGCAAACATAATTATTGGATCTTTTTCACCAAAATTAGAAGGAGAAATCATTACTTTGTTAGTAATACCGTAATGGAATTTTAGTTCCGTGAAGGGGTTTGAATTATCGAAAGCCGATGGTGTTATCCTAATTTGTTGTTTACCTATTGAGGGTTTCCAAAATATTAGTGAATAGTCAGTTGCTTCCCTTACTTGGGGTTTTGATTGGAGTGTGTCCAATTTTTTCTTTAATGCATTTAAATCCATAATGTAACTTTAATTTAATTGTTTATGTTGACTTAAATATATGAAACCCCTTCCGGGGTTCCTAATTTATTTTAATATGTTTTGTCAGATTTTAGTTATTTTCTCTATAGGATTGAAGTATATCCTTAATAGTTGCTTTGTCAATTTTCCTTATATATTATTGTTTATTATAGTGTAATTATTTTATAGATTTTAGTTTTCAACTGGGCAAACTCCCCATTCTGGGTTAATAAAATACTATTTAGGTGTTGTTGCCAATCTATTTGGAATTTTGTATCTACAACACCACCATTCAACTTCTTAATTAACTCATTAAGTGAATTTATTGAATAGAGAGTATTAGACTCCTTCTTCCGATGTACCAGAATGGTATTATCTGGGATAGAATTAACATTACCCGGATCTACATTATAGGTTACAACGTACTCGTCTTTACCTACAATCTCTAAAACAAATATTTTATTATATATAATTGTATATTTAGATTGTATATCTTCAATAAGTCTATCAAGACCCTCTAAGTTTGTAAAAGTGCAAAATAATTTGTTCAAATCTCCCGTATTAATTAATTCCTGGATAACATCGTACCCTGAATTATACATATTGGGGTGTTTATTTAAAATCGTAATCATAACCTTGTTTTATTTTTATATTAAATTTGTATTTACTAAATATATTCTTTATACCCTCAATTAACTCAATTTCACTTTCATCCCAATCAAACAAAAAACTATCAAAAGTATAAAGTACTAACTTTGTTTTTTTACCCCTCAATACCCCTATCATATCCCACAATATTAATACATTCATCGATGTCTCTAAATTCTGCAATAAATAGTTAAATAATTTTTGTGGATTCATGTCTACCAACGTTTCCTTTTTATATACAAAATTGGAAATAGGACACATTATCTCCCCTTTACCTTCAAATTCACTCCAGAGTTCTTTTACGTATATACTAATACGTTTAAAAAATTCCAGATCTTTGTATTCCTTAAATACTCCTCCATATAATTGTTTGAAGGTTAATTCCTTGGATTTAGCGTAATCCACCTTATATAATTCTTGTAAATGAGCGTGAATATCCATAGAGGGGAAATTATAATCAATGAGCCTACAAGACAGGCTAGGATGGTAGGCACTAATATCAATATCAACAAATAGGTTATTGCTTGGGATAAAACTTTTTCTACATCCGTTTTTGTGGGAAAGTGAAGCATAATTTACGTTTTGGAATTTATTTGAGGGTCGTGTTGTTGTTGTTCTAAGGTTATATTGTGTGTATACTCGTGGATTATCAATTTTGTGGAAATGCTCTTCGAAGGTTGGTTTACATACTCGTATTCCATTTCGTTCGATGTAGTTAAATACCAAGGATACTTTAGTGTTAAAAAATTCATCATATTTTGTTTTAGGTCTGTTAATATTTGTTTTTAGATCTTCAAAAATTTGTTCGCACAATTCATAATGTTTAACAATAGGGATAAGTGTGTTTATGCAAATTTCATCCTTGTGTCTGTCATAAAATATATCGTGGGCTCTTGTGGTTGGTAGTATATACGTATAAGGGGGTGGGGTTATATCATAAAGGTTTTTAAGAGAATAATAATGTAACATTTCTTTCTTGTCTCGGCAATACAATATATTAAATTCGTTTAATAACGTGTATAAGTCCGTATCTAAAGCATTTAAACTTTCATGGTGTGAAACGCATACCATAAATCCTTTATGCGCGGTAAGTGGTCTAATATACACAAGACTAACTTTGTTTAAGATAGGATGGGTTGTATTGTTGTAGGGTATTACTTCCACAAATGCTTCTTTAAAACCACTGTTTAATAAAACTTTTAACTGTTCTTCTCCCTCTATGAGCCAATACATATAACCTATTTAGACGTCAATATATGACCTCTTTATCTAGTATCCACTATTTCTCGGGGTGTTTTTACGTATTGATGTTCCTACTTCATTACCCATACCCATTTTAACCTTACCCGCTACTTCACCCTCCTCAAAAGGAATAAGAGTATTGTGTAATGTTGGTTTATGGGATTTACCTTCCATTATTATACCTCGATTAGAATTAACATGGTAAAAACCGGCATAATTGTCATTAGTGGTTTCTACTTTTAGTTCTCCTCCAGTTGTGTTGTAAAAATTTGATGGTGTTGGTACAAAATACTTCACAAATTTACCTTTAAAATAAAAATCAAAACCAAATAAATTTTGTTGGGTTTCGGTTAACAAAACTATGTTTTTGTTTGTCCTATAAACCTCAATGGGATTACCCTTAAGTTCCCAATTAATTCTAAAGGGTATAAATATTTGATGTTGAGTACTTGGGAGTTTTGAATTATAATTATTATAAGTTTGTTTATTTACCTCTAGATACAAGGGGGTGTTTGTTTTCTTTAAAAAATATCTTACAAATTCTCCGGTATTATATTCCTCTTTTGTTGGGTAAGGGGTAATCGTAGAGGGTGGTAGAGCTTGGGACATAGGGATAGATATAGAGTTTTGATATCTTAGTGGAGCTACGATTCCACTAGACAATGATGTATTCCCAAATTGGTCTATTTGTTGGTTATTTATCTCTTTAAGAGCTAATGGTTCGTTAGGACCCGATTGAGGGGTGTTACCAGTATAATAATTTCCATCAGAGGTTGCATAATAATTTCCTATATAGGTATTCCCATTACTTAGTAGAGAAAATTCTCCATTAGAAGTTAAATTTGGTGTTATTTGGGATAGTGGGTAATACATTTGTTGTTTTTGTTATGTTTATTGGTTTTGATACTCAAAATGCCATGTTTCCGCTTTTATTCTTTTATAGCCATACCCCGGTGCATAGGTCATTAACCACTCATATTCCTTTGTACCAAATGTTACTAGTGTTGCTGAGGCATTTGCAAAATCTACTGCTCTACCCCAACCATGGTTTGAAGTGCCTGGAATTGCTGCTAGCTTTTTGCCTCCTATAACGATACATCTTGTTGTTGGGTCGGTATTAGAGCAGTTGTCTCTATAGACTCTTAGTTGGTCACGATAGGTTCTATATGAAGAATTTATTTTGAGAACTATACCTGCGGCTTCTGCACCCTTCAATAAATTATTCATGGCTAATGCCGCTCCGGGTATCATACGAATTTTTCTATTATCACTTTGGTTTACGCTAGTATTATATTTTGATGGGTTGTCTATAGATATTAAATCACTATCCTGGAGTTTGCCATTTATTCTATTTACGAGTAGATTTCTAGACTTTGAAAATGGATCAGTCCCTGGGGTTGTGGTTGTGAAAGTAATAGGTTCATCTGCTAAGTTTTCAGTTACTGTTTTTACTACAGAATTAAGGAATTCAGGTAAAGGTTGTTCTTTAGTTTTTGGTGTTGATACTGTAGATAGTGAAGTTGACCAATCATTATTCGAAATATTATGGTTGACTTTAGTAATTAAAAATTCTAGGGCATTTGGGTATTGTGGAGGTAAAAAGTCTTGTCTAATATTTAGTTTTTGGTATATTTTTATACCACTAATACCATTACAAGTTAAATCTAAACTAATAGGAATAAATCCAATTTTTGTAGAAGGTGAACCCGTAGCAGCATATATTGCATTATCTACTATATTAACATACCCCTTAAAACATTGTTGACCCTGTTTAATATATTCGTCATTTAAATGAAAATAATAATTATTCAGTACCACATTCCCATTTATTTTTCCCCTAAATCCTTGAACTAAATAATGAATATAATTATCACTAAAAGTCTTTAATGGTTCTTCTACTACGTCTTGGGATGCTTTGTCATTAAGATCCTTTATTACGGAATCTACATAATCTCTCCATAAAGTATTACCATATCTTTCACCCGTAACGGGGCAAGTTTCGATGTCTCTTCGACCTGTAGCTTCTTTATCAAATTTATAAGTCTTTTGGTTGTTAGTGCGCATTTTGAATTGGGAAATCGAAAAATATTTGACTGGGGGTAGTGATTCAAAATGAGTATATAAGATATTTACTTGGTCTGCGGTAAGTGGGAAAAACTTCTCACTTAAAGCATCATTTTTACTTTGATCTTCTGTTTGAGGGTCTTTATAGTTTTGTTGGAATTGATCTCTTAACCCCGAATTCCAATTAGAAAAAGCAGTTGCATCATAGTTTTTAGTATCAGTACCGTTAGCTGTTGCTCCTATGGATATCATAGCAGAAAGTTCTGGGGTTATGTTTGTTTTAAATCCAAATTCTCTAACAATATTGGATGTTATTACCTTTGATGTGAGGTTGTATCCAAACAACTCAAAGGCTACATCATCCGTAAATCTATCCTTAAACTTCTCAATATTTTCAATACCTTTGATTTTATTTTGATCTTGGATTGTAACTATATTATCCTCCAGTATAACAGGTTCTAAATTAGGTATTCCCCCTAATGCATTGTTTATTCCTTCGCATATACCTTGTAAAAATTTAAATAAATATATTTCTCCTTTAATTGTTTGTTTTTCTAAAAGACTAGAAACAAAATCATAATTCAGATAGATATTTAAAATTTGCCCATATATGACTACTCCTTCCTCTTTGTTCCATTCCTTCATCTGCTTAATAAACCCCCAGTATGTTTTTATACCATCATCATTATTATGAAGGTCAGTTTGGTTGTTTAGAGTTAAAGATTCTAAAAACTTTGGCTTTACTAATGCTACTCTAGGATCCAATGAAATCTGATTAGGGTAAGATGTCATTATCATTTCATCTTCATTAACCTCTATATTTATCATTCCCTCCCCTGATACTGATGGAATAGTGAATTTGTTTATCTTCGCTAATAGTTCACCTAAGGTTAGAAAATAACTATATCTATCGATATTTACACCTTCTCCTTCTTCTTGTTTTTTTGCTTCTGATTTTATGTCCAATAGTGCACCTACGTTATCACTCTTTAAAGAGGAAAATAAATTTAAATAATTACTACCTTCTTGATTCCATTTTCCCTCCCCGGTAATAATATCTGTAAACAAATCATAGGCTAGAGGAGACGTACCAGCATTAGTAACCATGGAAGTTTCAGATATGTTAGGGGAGTTAACGGCTTGTGTAAATGACTTAACACGATTGTCTATGTCAGATAATATTTTAAATTTTGAGGGGAGGTTTATTTTTAGAGATTCTATAACATCTCCAACCGATATTAAATTTAATGTAATATTGTAAGTTCCATCGGGGTCAAAATTCCAACTAAAGTTAGAAACTTTACCAATGAAACCATCATAATTCCCCTGATATATTTCCCTATATCTACTAACTGCTTTTATAAGTTTTGTAAAATTATAAGTGGTGGTGGTTTTATTAAACCATATATCCTCAGCCAGTGTGTTACCCATCCGTTGTAACTCACCTTTATTATTTATAAATTTATCATTACCCCATTCTAATAGCATGGAATACCCCAATCTTATATAAAGTAATTCAATTAATTGGAATTGAAAAGTGTTGTATGCTTTTATGTTAACTACTGCCTTTCTAATAGAACCCCGGTTTATAGCCTCTATATTAGCATCTATTAATCCTGGGGGTGGGGCTAGACCTTGTGAAGTGCCACCTAACCCATAAGCACTATTGTTCCATACACTATTATCAGTGGATACACCAGATCTAAATGTATAACTTGTGGAGTCTAAATTTGATAAGGAGTTAAATAGGACTGCTTTTTTAGCCAGCTTTTCATCCATGTAGTCAGAAGGAGTAGTAAGGCCTATATCTCTTAGCCTTCTTGCCCCATCTATTCTATCACCGAACTTTGTTATATCAAGCCCCTCGTCTACGTTTTTTAACTCAGCTATCATCTTTTCAGCTGTTATAAACCTAACAGAAGAAGATAATTTTAACCAAGCATTTTGGTTGTTTTGAACTTGTAACTGGTCAACGGTTCTAAAATCATCATTAAAGCCTCTACCAGCAGTTTGTTGACGTATGTCTATTTGCCCCCTTACAAAATCATCAAATGATTCTCCTACTAAGTTTCCCATAACTTTTTATATTACTCCATTTAATAAATTATAATCTGCTTGTATAGCTCCGATATTAGTAGGAATTCTAATCTGAATTCCTAATGGTATATAATATGAATCTTGTTTTAAAAAGGTATTAGCAGTTGTGATAATCCACCAAAGTGAAGAATCATTATAATATTGTTGGGCTAAAATATCAAACCTATCTCCTTCTTCAGAGTATACATATATATCTGAAAAATTCAGGGGGATTTGAGGATATTTTACTCCCCTATAATAAGGTTTACCATTTGAACCTTGTGGTGTTTTTCTATTTAGTATTGGTATTCTATTATATCTATTCATTTTTATTATTTAGGGATGTAATTTAAATTTTGTTTATCACCTTCATAATTATTTCCTGTTGCCGCGGCAAGGTTAATATAATGTTCTTTTCCGTATTCTCCAACAAATGTTCCACCTGCTTCTATTGGTTTACCTTTGGTAAATTTATTCTGTTGTACTCTAGGTACGAAATTGTGAATGGGAATAAAATTAAAACCTGATACTTTAATAATCATAGGCATCTCTTTAACAGAAGGGTCAGTAGATATTTCATTACCTTCTCCCCCTATAGAGGTATTATTACTACCACCAGGTATTCCTATCTCCCAAGGTGATTCTTGAGGGATATCAAAATTAATCCCAGTCATAATTCCTACTTGCTCATATAAATATCCTCCTACAGTTAATGTAATAAGATTTCCTTGCATATACCCCGTGTTTGTTGAATAGTCGGGAGCACATACAGATGCTAAGTAATTTAGTTTTTGATACATTGGTATAAGCTCTTGCTTTGATTGGGCTGCTACAGTCCAAGCCATACTTACTTGTCTGTCAAACCCCCCATATTTATAGAATTTTTCTCCCCTACCCATGTAAGATTGGGATTTCCAATCTGCTGAGTAGTTGTCTCCGAAACTATCTATAAATGCCCTAAAATGGATATAAGTTTTCTTAGAAGGGTCTGTGTTGGATATTACACCTATTCTAAATTTAACTAAGTCGTTCTTAACATTGTCATCCGTTACACCCCCGGACTGGTATAGGGGGTAGGCGTTTATTTTATCTAGTGCATGTTTGTATTCAGAGTTGCCTTCTGGAGAATTACGAGAATCATCGTTTGCGGTTCCTCTTTTACCAATAGTGTAACTTTCTAGGTTACCTCTTCTACCAGGATCTCCTAAGTTTACTCGTTTTTCTATATTTTTATTTAAATATGATAATGAGTTAGGTATTTGATTTGAGGGTGGCACCTTAGTTGTAAATGAGGGTTTAGATAAACCATCTTTACTTGTTGGTACATAGGATGATATTTGTTCTTGAGTAAATACCTGTGGTAGGAGGATATTTCCTACACCACTTGTTAATTTAGTGGTATCTGTTTCTAATAATTTTCCAGGTTGATATACACTAGGAAATATAGGGGTAACACCATCATTATTAAATATGTTATTTGCTCCTATATAACGTGCTTGACTTGTAGGTAATAAGGTAGAAAAGTACATTGTGGACGCACCATAGGTAGATTGGATGTCCGATATGTTTTTGGTTTTGTTTAGACCAGGAGTATATATACTACTATTATATTTTATTTCCCCACTATTTATTTTAATGTTTTGGGAGAGTACTTGAAGGTTAGTAGTAGTAATACCACTAACTAAAGTATTAAGATTTATGGGAGAATTAGAGCGATATGTATATTGTAGTTCTGTGTTGTTTGTGTTGTTATTTACACCTGTTCTTTGGTCTCCTAACATTACAATGTTAGTTCGTCCAACTCCTAAAATTGCACCAGGTCCACCGCTATATGTGTATAATACATTATCTCCTTTTGTATTGTTGATTTTGTCTAACAGAGGTTCAAGTCTACTTTTATTACCCTCAGTACCACCAGTAAAAATAGTATTTAAATAAGTGGGTAAACCTAAAGGAGAATTACCGTTAGGAGAGCTGGGTGATGTTTTAATAAGAGGATTTAGACCTTGCTTGTTTAGATGTACCCCCAATGCGTTACCCGCTACTTGACCTATTGTAGATAAAGGAGTATATATTCCTTGGTTTATGGAGATATTATTTCTTATAAATGAACCTATGGCACCAAAAAATCCAGGGTTTGTTGTTGTTTGAAAAGGTTCATAACCCGCACTTGAATTAACATTGGTTAAAGATAATATGTTTTGTTTTGCAATAAATAAAGGACCTCTAGGAGATTTAAAATCAAAAAACATTTGAGTCATCCTCGAAACGTCGTTTGCTGTTATTTTAGGTAATAGTGTACCTCCTCTTAATAAAAAATCCGGACCCCCCGTTCTTCCTACATCAGAAATGTTATCTGGGATGTTGCTTTTTATATAAGGTTGGTTGCTATTACCTCCTCCAAGTGTGTCTTTACCATACCTTAATGATTTAAGGTTGGTTGTCATATTAACTAAACCCATGTTTTAATGTTAGCGTGGAAGATTATTTAAATATCTTGGTGGTGTTGCCGGACCTTCTAAATTTGAAGGTTGTGGTAAAACTCCATTTAGTGGTCTTACAGAAGTAGATGATGGGTTTCCAATAGTAGAATACTCTTTATGTAAAGTAGACTGTTGAAAATTTGGTCGAGGTGGGGTTGCACCATTCAAACTTGTTGATACTGCTTGACCCGATAATAATTTGTTTAATAAGCTCATAAGTATGTTTTTATTATAAATATTAAATTATTGTACTTCGTATAACCCTACTGCTGATAATTGAGGTTGTTTACTTAATAACCCATTACCCTGTTGATTTGTTGATATTAATTGTTTTAGTAAATTGTTAGTTTCGCTATTATCTTGTTGAACTACTGTTGTACCTCCACCATAACCCCCATTCATCATTTTTGATGCTCCAGGGAATGCAACTATATCATCATTTTTAGATAATTCAAATAATCCACCTTCTTTGGTAGATATTTGTGTTTTACCATCTGATGGTGAGTTAATATCTCCTGCTTTAGACATTGCCCCGTATGCCACTGCCCCTACTGTCCCTGCTATTGCTAAACCCGCTAAAGCTCTGAATGGGTTTGCAATTGCCCAAATAACAGCTTGTGCCGCTAATTGTACCAATCTTGACTTACCCATCATTAATTCTGTTATATCTAAACCCTTACCAATTAACTTTTGAGCATTAATAGCCAACATTACTCCTTTGTAAAGTATAGTAGTTCCTACTAGACCTAACATTGCTTTACCCATATTTAGAAGGAAACCTTCTCCGGTTTTAAATGACTCTATTATACCATTTACCCCATCAGCTAATAAAGTTACAGGGTAAAGGAGTACATTCATAGAAGCTACTATTCCAGGGAGAACTAGGTTTGCTAAATCAAGTAGTGGACTAACTAGAGACATTATAGGACCCGCAATTGAAATAAATACTTCTCTTAGCTTTTCAACTGATTTATTTAATCTTTCCTGTACCGAGGCTTGATTTTTTAAATCGTCAAGTGATTCTTTCCCCATTTCAGCCGCTATTTGGTCTTGGGATAGACCTTTGGCTTTAAGGTTATTTATCTTATTTTCTAATAGCTTTGCGTCTTCTTCGGATACATTTGCTATTTGTTCTTGCAAAAATAAAGTGTCTGCTAATTCTTCTCTACTCATACCAACAGCTTTGGCTAAGGCATCCTGCTGGATTCTATTCATCTCACTAAATTCCGCCGCCGACCCTGCTTGCTTTGATATCTCTGATGCTACTCCTGCTAAATCATTATTTAGGGCAAATTGTCTAGCCTTTTCTAGATTTAAATCTTTGTTTAATAATAATTCAGCTGATAATTCGCTTTCGATTGAGGATTCAAAATCAAGTAAACTATTTGCTATTGAGTCTACCTTACCCATTTCCATACCTAAAGCTTTTACCGTAGCTATGGTTTTTCCTATTACACCCGCATCTTTACCTAATGATAAGGTTGTTGCTGCTGATATGCTTGAAATTTCTTTTAATAATGTTTTTTCATTTAGAACTGCTTTATTGTTAATGGAGGTTGCTTTTGCTTGCCCTAAAAATTCCTTTGTAATGTCTTCGGCATTACCCTTAGTGGCATTAGTTAAAGCAATTAAACCTTTTTGATCTTCCAATGTAAGTCCAGATGCTTCTCTTAATTGAGTAAAAGTCTTTAGGTTTTCAGAGTTAAGCATTACACTCGTACCTAATTCAGCATTTATACCTATAAGAGTTTCTTGTAATCCTTTGGTGTTAATAAGAACATCCATTGAAGTGTTGGCTACCGATTGTAGTTCATTACGCATTGAATTTGCTTCACTATATGATAGGTTCATACTTTTAGCCAATTTACCTGTTTCTTCATCTACAGACTTTATGGCTGAAAGTATTTCAGTAAATAGAAAACTGGCGATAGCTAGAGGGTCAGTTAATGCCTTTATAACACTCCCCTTCATAAGCTTAAAACCTTCGCTCATAACCTTTTGTTTCTTTTCAAAATCAGTTAGAGTTTCCTCACTTTTATCTAACTTATCAGCAAATTCTTTTAACTCTTTATTAATCCCATCAAACCCCATAGCCGTAGATAATGCTCCTAGGCCCATTTTATTCATAAAACCTTCTGCCCCCTTTAATAGGTTTCCAGTAATACCTAAACTTTCATTTATTCTTTCTTCTTGTTCAAGCCTTTTTTCAGCTAATTTGAATAGATCTTCAGTAATTCCCTCTCCTTCCTTTAATTCCTGATTTACAACTGCTAAGGCATCAATGTGTTTATCAATTAGATCCTGAGATGCTGCTTCTTGTTGTAATGTATTAATTTGGGTGGCTAAGAGAGATTGATTATCCTTTAATTCTGCTCGTTTGGATTCAATCTTAGCTTTAATATTAACTAATTCTTTTACAGAAAGGCGATTTATTCCCTCTTGATCATCTCTTAATTTAACTGCTAGTGAGGCTAGACCTGTAAACTGTCTTCTAGTTGAAGTTAATAAATTATTACTTTTACCTAATTCTACTACTTGTGCTTTTAAGGCTCCTACTATCCCATCTAAGTCCGATGACATATTTCTTAATCTCTCTCCTGCTCCTTTTAAAGCATCTTCTAACTTTTTAGCTTCAGCGACTGTATCCGATATAGTATTAATATCGAAGTTAGCGAAAGGATTTTGTTCCCCTAGTTTTTGATAAGTAATGTTTAACTTATCTAATAAGGATTGTATTTCTGAAGCTGTTGCCATTTAGTATTTAATTTATTATAAATATTACTACCCATAACTAGTTTGACCCCTGTAGGGTTTACTTGCTTCTGAAAAAGCGGGGACATTAACTGTACCTTCGGCATTAATGAGATTTTTAGCACCTTTACCACCATTTGAGGCATTTTCGTGTGCTTTTTTCTCATCATCATAAAACTTTTTAATTTCCGAGTAGGTAAATTTTCTCAACCATATGGGCATATTATATATGGTGTTAAAATCATATCCTCCTTTACCGTGAAACACTATTTGATTTATAACTGAAAATAGCCCAAGTCTTACTTGGGGGGCTTCATTAATAGTCAGGCCAAAAAAAGTTAAGACCAATTGGAATGGTCACCTCCTCACCCGAATCAACTATATATTTTAAATTAACATCAGGTTGAGTGTTTTTAATATACTCTCTGAAAGCTCTTGAATCCCTGGCTAATAAGTGATTATCTACAAAATCTCTAATATCTTTTCTCTCAGTATTACCATCTATAGATAAAATCATGGTTTTTAAACGGGTGGTTAGTTCAGGAGAAACGTCTTTATTTAATTTTTTAAGCCCTAAAATTTCTCTATCAATTATTTTCTCATCTTTACCTGTAATTAACTTATAAGTAATAACAACTTCGGTAGATTCTAAGGTATATGTAAACTCATTTTTACCTTTTTCAATTAAAGTATCGTCAAATTCTCTAGATTCTAAAAGAGATAAATCAATGTCATGTTCTACACCTCCTATACTTACTATATAGTTTTTACCATACCCTAATACTCTTGAAGCTATTAGTAAAGCATTTTTATCACCTACAATTAAATCATCTATATTAATATTTTTATTTATGATTAGGGATTGTAATAGTTTATCTAAAACTACACCACTTTTAATGTAGGTTTGATTAGTTAGAATATCTTCCTCCCTAGCCGTCATATATTTCATTTCCACTACACCACTTGAAAGGGGGTTGGATTCAGGGTATATAATACCTTTAGACGGTAATTCGATTTCTTCTGTTGGAAATTTAAATTCACTCATATAATCTTTATTTAATTAAAACGTTATTTTGTTTATACATATATAAAATACAAAAAGCTTGACACGAAGCCAAGCAGTTTTGATAAATTATTTAATTGTTTTCCTAGAAATTCAAAATACAATAATCAGGTTGTACGGTTAGTGATATTTCCACAGCGGCACTTTCATCATCCCAACTGTAATCTCCGAAGTTTGCTTCAGTAATCATAGCTCCTTTGATAATCCATTCTGAGACAATATCACCTACGGGTCCTAATACATTCATAGTTAAATCTTTTTTATAGAAATCACTATAACCATCTCTACCTGTTACTGATTCGTGGTGTAATCTAACCCATTCCATACATGCTTGTGCACCACTTGGAGTAATAGGGTCAAATAACGTCATTGAAATTGTATTCCAAAGCGTTTTACCTTTTACGTATCTTGCAACGTTGATATGGTTCAATTGAACTGTACCTTGGGTTAATGAAACGGCGCCCATACCTTTAATTTGGTATGAAGGGATTCCATCTACATACAGTATAAACCTATTCTTTTGTTTTGGTTCGAATGCTGTGTAAAATATTTCGTTCGGGTCTAATACTGCCATTGTTATATATTTTTGTTATTATTTTTTTACTATTGTTATTTGTCTATCATACATATGGTAGGAAGAAGGTAGATTAAATTTTATTTATAAACCCATTTAAAACCATAGGCTGTTTTTGAAACCCCGGTTAAGCAACAACTAATGTTACTTCTTTTAAACTTTAAATTATGTTTGGGAGCATCTTCTATACTTTTAAACTCACATATTATATTACCATCTGGGTCTAATTGTTGTATTGGCTTATATTTCTTATCTAAAAAAGATTGGGGTTGTTTTTTACCTAATTTTCCTTGTGATATAGAGACACAATGAGAGGGAGATAGTTTTTT